GCGATGATCGGACTTCCCTTTTCTCGCTCGCCCCTGATCTCTTCGACGAATGAGGAAACGGAAGGCCCGCTACCCACCAGCACGCATGTTCCATCGTGCGAGCAGATAGCGGGGTGAATCTCCGGCAACCCACGCTTGAAAGCAGCCCGGATAGCGTCCTGATGCTGGGACGCATGCCCGAACTGCTTGACGTCGATTGCCAGTCGCTCCATTACGCCGGGTTCGTGTACGGCAGCACCGCGGCCGGGAAGGCCGCGATGACCGTCAGGACCGTCGCGATGGAGGCGGTGACAGGCAGGTACACGCCGGCCACCAGGCAGTTCGACACGGTGGCGTCATCCAGCACGCCGGCGGTCGCCGTGGTGAACAGCGGCACGTTGTCCGCGCAGTCGTCCGCGAGGTTGCACAGCACCTTGCCCATGCGGGCGACCCAGCCGTAGTACGCCGAGGCGATCGACACTTGGGCGAAACCGATCTTCTTGCCGGTGCCGGCATCGTTGACGATGCTGGTCTCGGCCATGCGAACGGTGTTGCCCTCGAAGATCACCACAGCGGCGCCGGTAGAAACTTCCGATGCCGCCTGGCAGTACTCGTACATGCCGCCGTCGTTCGTGTGAACCAGCGTGCCGAGGCTGAACTGCGCCACGGACGTCGTCTTCGTGAGATCGACGCCGATTTTTCCATCGACTACGAAAGCCATCGTCGTCTCCCTTACTCGAAGAGGATGCCCTGGAACTGGAGGCCCGACGAGGTGAGGTTCCCCGCGAAGCCCATCAATTCCACGATGGCGTCCTGGTTGGTGGACACACGTTGCCCGCCGATCCGCGTGAAGTTGCGGTCCGAATGCGGGCGCCAGTGCATGAACTTGCTGTTCAGGAAGTACCCGGTGTTCGCCGGGCAGTTCCCGCCGATGCCGCCGTCCAGCACCACATCGGCATTCATGTACTTGAGCGTCGTGAACCCGGCTTTCGCCATGTCACTGTCTCCCGCGAATCGCTGGTTCGTCTGCTGCGACGCGAGGTAGAAGCCCCAGAACACGTTGTCGAGGATGATGAGGTCGGGGTGATCGGTGCCGCGGGTGCAGCGCGCCCAGAGGGTGTTGAAGCCCGTCAGGATGTTCGACGCCGAAGCCGACGCCGACAGCGCAGACGAGAAATCGAACACCTGGTTGCGCCAGAACGACCACGTTGCGCGGTTGATGCCGCCCACCGTGCCGGTCGCCGGAGCCGTCACAACCTGCGCCTGCAAGCCGGTAATGGCCTTGCCGTTCGCCGAGGTGCCGTCGCCGTAGATGCCGGCCGCGATGAGGTTCTGCAGGGACGATTCCCCGACTTCGATACGCGCGTCCAGCAGGTCGATGATTGCCTCTTCCCCGCTGTTCTGCAGCATCTCGAGGCCGGTGATGGTCACTGCAACCACCGCCTGCTTCGGGTCGTACTGGGCCGCGGAGATCACGTCCGCGGGGCTGATGTCCAGCACCTCGCCGCCGCTGTAGTAGCGGGCGGTGGCGTTGTCCTGGAACGAAAGCTCCTGGCGGATGGTGTAGCCACCGCGCCAGGGCTTGATGCGTCCACGCTGCTTCATCTTCAGCAGCAGGGCGTTGTTGTCGGTCACGTTGTCCGCGACGACACCCGTCCTGCTCTCGATCGTGGTCGCTACGACATCCGAGATGTCGGAGTTGGCGAATGCCACTTGCTAACCTTTCATGAACGGACCGCGCCCAATCGACTTGCGATCAGGCTCCTGCGGTCCTTCGGATCGACGGAAGCCGGCGCCGAGGCGGGGCCTGAGCCCTTCACCGAAACGGCGGCGGCCTTCTTCGCAGCAAGGTCTGCCTGTTCCTTGGCCCGGCGCTCCTCCTCCTGCTTTTGCAGGCGAAGCTGGCGTAGTGCTGGCTCCTTCCAGGACAGGTTTTCATATGCGGCTTCCAGCACTCGCCTCGCATCCCAGTCCGGGTGAAGGGACTTGGTGATCTGGATCTCGGCGGCGAAGCCAGGCTCCATGGACGGCTCGAGGGGGAATTTCGGTTGACCCTTTGCGTCAACGTCCCCCATGAAGTCCTGGACGGCTTTGGCGTTCGATTCCTGAAGGCGCTGCTGCTCTGCCTGCTGCTGCTGCGTGAGATACCCGTGCACTTGCTCCAGCCGACCGGCTAGCTGCTGCACGTAGGGGTGAGCGGTGATGTCCGGCATGGCTTGCGCCTGCGGGTCAATCTGCTGCCCCTGCGGCAACTGCACCCCGAACTGCTGGCACATTTGCAGTACTGCATTCGTTTTCTGCTGCGGACTCCCGGTTCTGAGAAGCGCAGCGGTCTGGAGGAGGGAGGCCACGGCTCGTGCCGGCGTGCCGCCCTCGGCCTGGATCATGGGCAGGTACGGCGCGATCACCGCCTGCATCTCCTCGTGCGCCTTCGCCTTCTCGGCGTATGGCTGTGCGGCCTTCCCGGCGGCCTCTGCCGCTGTCCTGTCGAGGCGGGCGAGCTCTGCCTGCACCTCGGGCGGCAGTTGCGCCCAGCGCGCTTTCATGGCGACGGTGAGGCCCGCAGGAGCGGGGATGGCCTTCTGCTCTGTAGGTGCAGGCGATGCCGCGGCACCAGACGGGACCGCCCCGCCCGTTGCCGGAGCGGGCGCCTGCGTTGTCTCTTTCTTCGGGACGAAGCGTCCCTTGTCGTCGATTTCCCGGCCGGCAGCGTTCTTGCGCGCCGCTTCGGACTTCCTGAAGGCTTCCTTGATGACCGCTTGGCGGTCCTTGGGGTCTGCCTTGACCTCGGATGGGGCGGCCCCGGGCGATGCGGCAGGCGCCTCGCTGGGCGTCGCTGGTGTTGGCGTCTCCGACGCCGGGGCCTGTTCGACGACTAGTTCTTGTTCTTGCTCCATGTGCTTCCTTTAAAAGGAACCCCGCCCTCCTGTTTTAGGCGGGGGTTGCGCGTGTCTCCCGACAGGCGCGGGTTGCTCATTTGCGTCGATTCGCTCGCACGACGTTGTCCAGCAGCGCCCGGACTTCGCTTCTTGGCCTGCCGTACTTGGTGATCTTGTCCAGCGCCAGCTTCACGGCTTCCTTCCGGCCTGCCGCCTCCACCCCTTTCGTGTGAGGCATCCGCACCTCGCTCGGGTGCTTGAGGTCAGCACGCGAGAGTTCCACGCTGTTAGTGCGCTTCAGGTGCTCATTCCACTGCGCCCGGCTCTCGATCCTCACGCCGGTATTCGCCACGAATGGCTGGATGTCCGGCATGACGTGGTGGGCCTCTCGCGGGCCTTCCTGCTTCTCGAGCCACGCCTCCCACACCCCTTTCCCGAGGGTCGGTCCCCAGTGGGCTGCGAATGCCAGCGCGGCCTGGTGCAGTTCTAGGCTCACACCGCCCCCTTCTTAGGCATGGGGATGACTTGAGGCGTCATGGCCTGCACCTGCGCGGTCTCGAGGTCCGTCTGCGCTTGGATCACCCCAGCCACTGCCTTGGTCTGCTCGGCCTGCGCCTTGATCGGCGCGACCATGCGTTCCGTCTCCGTCTGGGCCATCTTGGCTTGCGCTGTGGCCTCCGCAGCCACCTGCTTGGGGTCGGGTGGCTTGGGCTGCGAGATCGCCTGCATGGTGGCCTGCAGCGACGTCTCGAGCGCCTTCTCTACCGAGCGGCCGGCTCGCATCCTCCGCGCCGCGAAAAGGATCACCTCCCCTATGAAAGGGGCCATGGTTGGAGCCTGTGCCAGAAGCGGCGCCGCCTCCTTGAGAATCCCGCCTATGGAGGTCACGAATTCCGCGGCCTGCGCCTTCTCCTGGGTCTCGTCGATCTGGGCGAGGGTGTCGGCCTCGATGGCGATGCGGAAGCCGCGCAATTCCCTGCTCTTCAGCAGTTGGATGGCCTGCTCCACCTGCGCCTGGTCCTGCCCGTCCGTGGTGTCGGCGATGCCGGACATCGTCACGATGGTCTGGGGCGAGTAGAACCCGCAGATCACCTCGGCCTTCAGCCGCAGGAGCTCGGTGGCAAACGTCGCCACCTCGGTCTGCGTGGACCGCAGCCTCAACGACCCGAAGTTCGCCTTCAACTGCTGCGCCCCCAGCGTCTCGTCGGGGTCGCTAGACCCCCTGATGATGTCCGAGAGGCCCACCGTCTGGTAGATCACCTGCAGGCACTCCTGCCGAGCCTTGAACAGGCCCTCGAGCACGATCGCCACGTCCTTGATCGGGAGCCAGTCAATCGCCCCCTTGAGGCCGCCCTTCTCAGCAAAGGCCGCCCACGACGACACCGGGATGAGCTCGTTGTCGTCGGTCTCGTTCAGCAGACGCTTGAGTTCCTTGAACTCGGCGTTGTAGCCGCCGCGGAGCTTCAGGGCCCTCGTGAGCAGGTGGATGCGCTGCGTGATGACGTCGAGTTCTTCCGCCTGGTCCTGGTACTCGCAATAATCCGGCACCGGGACGAGCGAGCCAGTCGTGGTCGTGGCGAAGATCGGCTTCGGGCAGGGGAAGAACTTCTCCAACTGCAGCGGGTCGGGCTTCTCATCCAAGGGCAGCGGGAAGCCCTTGGCAACCCACACCACCGACTTCGACGTCTTGTCCCAGATCTCCCACACCTGCGCCTTCTGGGAAAGAGCGTCCTTGGGCGTCTCCTTGTCCGCGGTGCGGTCCTTCTTCTGCTCTATCGGGACCGTGGCGAAGATCTCGCCAAAGCGCTCAACGCCTTCCGACTTCGATAACCACACCCGACGTGCCACCCACCAGACCTCGTCCCACGTCCTTGCGGGGTTGTGGAGGAAGTCCTGCCAGTTGACGTAATCGCACGGAGCGCATTCGTAAGCCAGCGTCTCAAGCTGCGCATCGACGTCCTCCGAAACCTGCTCTTCGGTGTTGATCTTGGGCTCGTAGCGGATCCACGCCACGCCGCGGCCAGGGAGGAGCCTGTCCTCCACCGCTCCCGACATCGCGGCATTGAAATCCGGGTACTGCTCGATCTCGTACTCGAGGCAGCGCTCGAGCATGGTGGCGGCGATGCGCCCGACCGGATCCTGGTCCTTGTAGCGGCGCGACACCTCGGGCTTCGGCATGCGGCCGTAGAGCGCGGGCTTCAACACCTGTACGTTCGACCAGAGGATGTTGAACTGCCGCTTCGCCTTGGTGCGGTAGGTGCGGTCGTCGCGGTAGCGGTCCACCACCCTCTTGCCGCGGTCGTGCCACTCCTTGAGCGAGTCCTCGGCCTTGGAGATCTCCCCAAGCCAGAACTCGGCCTTATCGCGCCGGCCGTCCTGCTGCGTTTTTGCCGCCTTCGCCACTTAGTTCGTGAAGAAGAACGTCACGTCGATGACGTTTGCGAGCGTGGCATGCAGGCTGGTGCCGAAGGTCGCCGGGAATGGATGGAACCCGATGGCTGGCGTGATCGTTCCGCTCATCACCGTACCGGAGGCGCCACCATCGCGCAGGACGATTGTTCCGCCGGTGGTGGAGTTCACGTAGAACCCGATCAACTGGCCCGCGCCGGCGGACACCGCTGCGCTGCTGGTGATGTTCTTGTACTGGCCTGCTTGAATGACGGGTTGAGCCATCAGATCCTCACTTCTCTCGGTTGGTCTTGCCAGAGCTCGTCAAGCGATAGGGATTCGAAGAAGCGCGGTGGCGTGCCGGCCGGCTCGTCCACGCGCACGAACGGCCTCGACATGCAGGCGTAGCGCGTTTCGTCTGGAGCGTGGTCCTCGCCCTCGGTATCGACATCCTCAGGCTTCGCTGCATCATGCTGTAGCGCTGGCAGGGTACGGATCGTATGAACGCAGGTGGCGAAGAAGTAGAGCATGGCTCGCTCGCCATTTCCCTTGAGTCTCGCGCGCAGTTGATCCCAGCCGCTTAACGCCCCCTTCATCGCTACGCGCTTGTTGTCCGCTGGTCTGAACTTGACTCCGGCGCGATACATGCGCTCCGCGATTGACGGGCCGCCGTTCTCTGCATACGCAGCCGGGTCGATGACCGAATGGGTGATGTTGATTTCCTCGCCCTGCTCTCGCTCCAAGATGCCGGCCGCCACTTCCTCGGCGGTCATCTTCACGCCCACATTGGGCTCATAGGAGCCATCCGGCTTGATGCGGACCCCGTACCACTCCCGATACTTCACCAGCGCGCCGCGCGGGAACTGCGGCAACTCGCCATCGCTGATCGCGTACCAGCCGACAGAGAACGGCTTCGCTGAACCCCAGTCGCACGCCCTGAAGCGCGTCCAATGCGCCGGCAGCGGAATAGGCGCCACGACATGGCGCAGCAGCGAGAACTCGGGGAAGAACGACCCTGCGATGACGGTCCAATCGCCCTCTAGCCACGCGCGGACCAACTCTGGGGCGCCGCTCATCTGCAGGTTTGCGACGTAGTCTGAGCCGAGGTACTTGTTGTCCTTCAGCCTGGCTGGGATGTACACCCGCTCGCGCGACACCCGCTCATTGGTGAACGGGTTCACGAACTCGGTGGGGATGACCTTGAACCCCTTGGGCGCCGGGTCGATGTACCGCGCGCGCACCCACTGATGCCCAGGACCACCAGGGTTCCCAGTAGCCCTAAATCGGCACGGCACCCCATGCGCCGAGCGCAGTGTCGCCATCATCTTGAGCACAGGCTTGGGGTCAGGGAAGTTGCCGATTTCCTCGACGTAGACCCGCGTGTAGGAATGTCCCTGATAGTTTTCAGCGTCAGCGTCGCGCTCGAGGTACTGAAAAATGAGGCGAGCTCCGTCAGGAAACCTGAACCGCGGCGGATGGTCGGTGAACTTGGCGCCAAGCGGGATGAAAATCTGCTTCGCGCGCTCGATGGTGTCGATAAGCTGCTCTCGCTCACGCCGAACGACGATGCCAGAGGCCTTGTCACCGAAGCGGCCAGCGTGCGCCAGCCACTCGCCCAGCATGCCGTCTGTCTTCCCGCCACCCCTAGCCCCGCCATAGAACACCTCGAAGACTGGGCATGTGAGGAGTGACGTCTGGGGTCCGGGTTGCGGGCGCCATATCGTTACTGAAGCGTCCGGTTCTCGCGCTCCCACGCAGCGGAGTCCTTTGCCTCGGCTGGCACTTCAGCGATGTAGCGGTGGGCCACCTCACCGGTGTGCTCCACGCTTGTTAGGTCAGCCACGCACTTGCGCAGCAGGATTTCGATGGCTCGCACTTGGGTAGCGGAAAGCTCCACCTTGCCAAGTGCGTGATCCGTAAGCCGGTTGACAAGCTGACTCGCTTGGATCTTGGCCCTGATCTCATCTTGGTGCCGTGCGCGCAAGCGAGCAGCCAATCAAGCCTCCTGCGCGCAGCCCGGGTAGGCCTGGATGCCACCGTTCACCACCGCCAGTTCAGGGCCTCGTGCCGGGACGTAGTAGATCGAGTCCTGCCCCCCCGCCACACCGCGCTCGTCGCACTCGCACAGCACCTCCACCACGTTGATGGAGCGCACCGGGAACCAACCGTGGATGTCACCGAAGATCTGATTCTTGCGGTCGAAATGCAGGTAGAGGCGCGACGGGCTGAAGCGCTGCGGGTCGAGGATCGCCTGGTAGATCACGTCCGGCGGGATGGACATGCGATCGCGCAAGGTGATAAGCGCCAGGACACGCTTCTCGAGCTTGTCCGGGTCGAGGATGTTGACGACTTCCGCGATCTCGCTCATGCGAAAAAAAGCCCGCGACCGGCGCGGGCAAATACACGGCCTGAGGGAGGAGGAGTAGCCGTGGGTGCTTCTTCCTTCGTCTCTGTCACGAGAGCGTTATCACACGCTCAATCTTTTCTCCGCAATGAAGTGCATTTCTATGAAACTGATTGCACTGTTCCATGTGGAACGTGCTTGGCGTGCAGTTCCTTCAGCCTCTCGCCGGTGGAGTGCTTCGGGTCGCATCCGGTGGCTTTGAGGTAGCAGACCATGCGGACTGAGATCCCCAAGGCGTCGGCAATGCGCTCGAGCGTCACGCCGACCTCCTGGAGCTCGTCGATCATCCTCGGCCAGTTCACACCATCTCCGGGTCGGGGTTCTCTGCCACCGCCTCTGCGAAGGTCTTGCCGGCCTGCACGGCTTCAAGGATTGCGCGCGTGCGCCCCTCGGTCGCCTTGATGGCCCACTGCAGGACGCGGCGCGTCTCCCAAGCGGCATCGACCTTGCCTTGCAGGATGCGGATGTCCTCCCGGTAGGCGGTGAGCGTGTTCTCGTCCCGCCTGAAACGCTCCACGATGCACCTGGCGGCGAGCTCGTACTCGTCTGCCGCCGGTAGCCTCCCAGCCTGGCGATGCCTCTGAGCGTCCTCCCACAGGCGAATGGCGGCCTCGTCGGCGCCGTTGTTCAGATCCTCGGTGCTCCAGCCCTTGGTTAGGTGGGCGAGGTCTAGGATGGCCTGCCACGCGCCGGCGTTCGACACGCTCACGGCACCCGCCAACTCTCGCCTATGAGGCGGTAGATCTTGGAGTAGCTGCACCGCAGTGCCCGCGCCGCCTCGGTCATCGAGCGGTAGGTCTTTCCCTTGATGACCACCTGACGCTTGGGCATCAGGCCGCCCTTGCCATGCCCACGCTTGCGCTCGGGTGGCTTGGGAGGCGGCACGAAATTGAGGGGCGCAAGCCAGCCGGTCACGCGAACACCCGCTTGAGGTCGAGAATTGGAATCCCCTGCTTTACCTGGCCGGTCGAATAGCGCAGTACCCGCCAGCCCTGCAGCACCGCCTCGTTGAATTTCTCGGTGTCTTTCTCGAATCCTGCGCCGCGGGTATGCCTGCCCTGTGCGTACACCGCCCCGTCAACCTCGAGGCCGATCTTCTGCTCGGGCCAAGCGAGGTCGAAACGCCAACGGCGGACCTTGTCGAAGCGGTGCTCTGGGATAGGCATGGGCAGTTTCTCACGCTTGATCTCGCCCATCAGAAGAGCGACGTAGAAGTTCACGATGCCGCGATCTCTCGCATATGAGACCGCGCTAATTCATCATCAATGCATTCACCACGCCAATCCGTTTCGTCCCAGTTGCCCTTGCCGTGATTGCACTCTTCGCATAGCACCTGCAAGTTGTCCGCTTCGAGCGCCAACTCCGGGTACTTCCTTCTCGGCTTGATGTGGTCCACATTCATGCGAACTCCATCGCTTGGCGTAGCTCCGCACGCGCGGCACCTCGCACCGTCACGCTTCAAAACCACCATGCGCAATCGCCTCCACTCATAGCTGCGGAGGAATGCGTCTGACGTCACGAAGGAATCAACGGCCTTAACGGCATGATCTCTGCGCGTAACCTCCGCTTCCGCCGCGAACGCAATAATCAACTTCTTACACGCCTTCCTAGACTGCGGCCGGTGAATGCCGATGTGATTGGCGATCTTCGCGGCCAAGCTTTTGAAGCCCTCGTTTCCCATGGCTTTGATTCCAGCCCGCTCAAGCCGAGATGCGGCAATACATGCTTTCCCTTGAATGCCGCTCACGCTGCCCTCCTTTGATCGTCGTGCAGTTCAATGCCGTTCGACACGGCCCACGCGGTCACGTACTCGATGAGCTCGACCATGTCCTGCTTCGCAAGGCGCGACGTCCTGCGGTAGACGATGTCGAACCCGTGCCCATCGATCGCCGGGTAGCACTCAGCGCTTCGGCCGTTCGCCCTCTCCCATGCCGCGGTAAGCAGGCGCTTCCAGGCTTCGATGTCGAGCCACTGCCCCGCCCATTGCTTCTGCGCCGCGATGTCGGAGAGGAGCGCATGGAGCTTCGCGTTCTGCTCGACGGTGCGCTCGCGCAGCACGCCGGCGCAGTGCGGGCAGCGGTCAATGCGGATCGCGGATGGCTTCACTCGTCCATCCAGTACTCGGAGACGCGCGCACCGCCGGCAACGGTGATGGTCCGCGATTGAATCGGCCAGCCCATGCGCTTGAGCTCTCCCACCCGCTGGCTCAATGCGTAGCAGCCGTGCTCGGTCAAGGCGATGGCAACCGTCAGGCGCTTCCCGTTCTTCATCGCCGTGAGCAACTCGAAGTTCTGCGTACCGCGTTCCGGCACCCTGCAAGGAGAGAGGAGGTCAAGCTGCGTCACGCCACCACCGAGAATCCTGTGACTGGAACGTGGTAGCGCCCGGTCACGCGGTCGTACTTGAGCGTCACGAACCCAGGGCGCCCTACGTGCTTGAAGCGCACCTTCTGCACGTAGACATCGACATCCTGCGAATCGAGCTTGTCGAAGTCGCGCCACACGGTGATCGCGGCGTCGGCCTTGTTCCACCAATGCTGGGAGCCAGAGATCATGTCCGGCCGCGGGATGGGCAACTTCCCCTCCTCCCTCCTCATCTTCTGCGGGTGAGCCACGATCCACACGTGGACGCTGCTCTTCCGCGCCCAGTTGCGGACCATCGTGAGCGTCGCGCTCACGTACTCCGTCTCGGACATGCCGTGCGGGCGCCAGTGTTCGAGCTCGTTCCACGGATCAATGACCAAACCGCGCTTCGCGTCTCCGAACTTCTCGAGGTGCGGGGTTGCAGCCTCGATCACCTCCTTTGCGGTCAACGAGCCCTCATCGGCCGGCTCCATGAACGCGAACGACTGTCCAACCTCATCAAGGTATTCAGCGACCTCCGCCTCGGCAATGCGTTCCGTTGGGCCAGCCCCGAATGGCTTGCCTGAAATCTTCTCCATAAGCTTCGCGATGTGAAGTTCGACGGGCTGGTTCTCGGGCGAGAACACCGCGAACTTCCATCCCTGCCGCGAAAGGTTCACAAGCAGAGCGTCGAGCCACTCCGACTTCCCGGAGCCAGGCCATCCGGTCACGACGGTAAACTGCCCGGGGACAACGGTGTAGTGCTTGTCGAGCAGTTGCCATCCAGTGCGATCCCCGGAGGGCATTCCGTTCTTCCACAGCGCCTCGACACGATCGGCCTTCTCCATCGCGCCGAACACGCGCGGCTTGGCCGCGGATTTTGCGTCGAGGAATGACGCACCTTTGCCCGCGTCAGCCAAGCGCCAACCTCCGCGCCTCCTCAATGCGCTGGTAGCAAATCAGCGCCCGGTCACGGTCCTCCTTCGTGACCTCCTTGCCTTCGGCAATCCAGTACGCGGTGGTCATCACGACCAAGCACTCGAAGGCCACCGCCTCGAGCACGTCGGCCGCAGGGAACGACCGTCGCAATGGCTTTGCGTACTCGATCGGCTTGTCTGGGAACAGGGCATCGAAGTCCAACCCCACCGCGTACAAAATCGACTCGACCGAGCAGCCCGCGAAGCAGTGAACGAGGATCCGACCGTCATCGAGCTCGCGGACGCTCATGCTGGGGCTGCGGTCCTCGTGCGCTGGGCAGCACGCGAGCCATGTGCCGTTGCCCGTGCGCTTGACCTTCTCCAGTCGTGAGATGAAGGCGTCGGCTTTCACTACATCACCATCCGCTTTCCACCGGGATCGCCCTTGCCGATCTTGGCCCAATCGGAGCGCACCGCCCCCATGAAGCCCTCGTCCCAATCGACGTAGGTGTATCCCTTGGCCTTGCACTTGCTGACGAAATGCTCGAAGTGCTCCTCGAGGTTGAAGACCCCCTTCTCCACAGCCCAGGAACGAACGCGAGGTGTGATCGCGAAGTCCGGTGGCATTGGGGTTTTGATGGAGCGGCGCTTTGCGCCCGACTCCGTCTCCGACTTCGAATACGACTCCGTCTTAGTGCGCATATGCACTACATCTGCTCTGCGTTTGCTATGCACTTGCGTAGCATCGGTAGGCGGATCAGGGAACTTGCTGGCCTTTGCGCGCACTTGCTGCCCAAACTTCAAGACCTGCAAAAAGCTTTTCCCTTCAAGCTCGTAGACTTCCAAGAGGCCAGCCGCTACGCACCCGTCGAGCCATTCGGATACGTCCTGGTCTGAAACCTCGTCCAGCTTCAGCGGGTAGCAAGCTGCCCGCAGGAGCGACGGATTCGCGTGATAGCGCCCGAAATCATCAACGACCGAGTGCAGGCGCCTGTAGAAGACCTCCTCTTGCGCCGAGAGCTTGTTCACGAGCTCGCTGGCGATGATCCCCTCGCGCACTATGCGGTTCGGCACCATGCCGCCTTTTTCGTTATCACTCTGTCGCTTCCCCGGTGTCGCTGTGTCGCTATTTCGTCGATTCGATAGGCAAAAAAAGAGACGACCTACTTCCGCTTGAGTCCGTAGACCCGCGCGGGCCCCTTCCCGGTTCGTTTGCGAACGCGGCGAGCAAGCCCAGCCTTCGCCAGATTCGTCGCGGCCTCGTCCACAGAGATCCCATCGCGCTCTGCAATCTTCTTCACGAGCTCCATCTCACGATCGCTCAGTGCGGTGTCCGGTGTTTTTCCGGTCACTGAAAAGTCCGCTATCCAACCCGCAACAGGGAAAGCTGTTGGCCTTCCTGCGCCGGCGCCTCGAGTCCAAGATCCAACCGTGCTTGCTCGAGGATCAATTCACGAATGAACGCCGCCTTCTGCCCGCCGTGGTAGTTCACCCATGCCTGGATGAGGTCTTCCTCGAGGTCGTTGAACGACAGCTTCACGGTGTGCTTGCGGATCAGTGCGGGGTCGGCGTACACGTCGGCTCCGTCAGAATAAAAAAGCAGCGGCCGAAGCCGCTGCAAAGGGAGTCAGCCCGTAAGGGAGGGGGCAGGCTGACAGGGGGTAGACTTTCCGGTTCAACGGGAGGAGCCCATGCTGATAGACATCTCTGGCGTCCAGCGGCTATCTACGCCGAGCGACGATGCTGCGTACTTGAGCCTCTCAAGCGGCATGGGCGAAGTCACGCTAGCCATACCTTTCGAGCAGCTAGACGTAATGATTGGCGCGCTCGTCCAACTGCGGTCTCAACTGAAAGCAAAAAGAGCCCGAGACGAAACAGCCTCGATGCAAACCACGGTCGGCACGAAAATAATGACCATTGCAGGCACCGACCTGAGGGTCGATTTCGTAACCGCCTCAGGACCGACTCTTCGCTTTCACCTACACAGAAATCTGGCCCTGGACTTTGCAAGCGCACTGTCCGCGTGGTGTACGTCCACGAGTCCGGCTGCTCCTGGGTCTCATTAGTGCTCACGTCACGCAGTCTCGCGCTCGGGGTACAAATCAGGCCGCAAGTCTTGCCTGAGGACGCGTGGCCGACCGTTCTTATCCGCAGTGGCGGCTTCGATCTTGAGAACTCTCGCTGCTGGGACTCCGCGACTGCGCCAGTTCGCAACTACCTGTGGCGACACCCCGACCCTTTTTGCGAAAGCCGTCAGGCTCCCTACGCTTTGAATCGCTTTGTCTAGTGCATTCACACCCTCCTTTTAACATGCCGTTAAGGCGTAAGTCAACATTTCGTGAAGCACAGCTCTGGAGGCCGCTCCTAGACTCCCCTGCTATGGGGGGTGACGAGAGGCGAATTTCGTCAAAGCCGCTTTTTGACCGGTTAGACGCCGAAAAGGGCGGCGCTGCTAAATTCGCGTCGAAAATGCGGATAAGTCACGGTAGGCTTGCGAACTGGCGCAAGCGCGGCGTCCCGGCTCATCTCTTGCATGAGATAGCCGGACATTTAGGGATGACGACCGACGCCTACTTAGAGGCCGCAGGAAAGCCCAGGATAGCCGTGCTTAAGCAACCGCAGGGTCAATACACCATAGAGGGGCAGAAGTTTCTACAGGACTTTTACGCACTACCTAGCGGTCTGCAGGATCATGTAGCAAGAAAGGTGGCCGAATTGAGGCAGTACGCCGATGCTTTGCCGCCCTTTCTCCGCGCCGCACTGAAACCACCGGCAGATCAAGAAAGTTATAGAACTTGGGAGCGGGAGATCGAAGGCGACATGCACCGTCTTAAATCCCTCTCCCCCACGTCACCAGCAACACCCAAGAAAAAGCGCTAACTCCCGCACCGCAGCATGGTAGGCCCGAGAGTTTATTTCGCGCCCTACTTTAACATTCTGTTGACACCTTAGTTCACGGTGTGTTTAACTCCCGCTACACGCTTTCAACGTGAGGGAGCGCAGGGATGCAAACGACGGGCGGCAGGGACTACGCGGACATGGTCAACCCATACGTCCGCGCCGAGCAGGAAGCCGAGCGCCGCGGCTATAAGCGCGGCCTAGTTCACGCAGCCTGCTTCGCAATCCTCCTGTGCTTCCTCGCGGCGGTAACGTCGTGAGCGAGCCCGTCAAGCTCGCCGTCGTCAACAACCGCATCGACGCCCAGCCGCGCCCCGACGCGCAGTTCTACTGCACGCGCTGCGACGGCGACCAGTTCCGCGTCTACACCCTCGGCCGCATTGAGTGCGTCAAGTGCCGCGCGCACATGCGAAACATCTTCGTGACGAGGGATTCCTGATGCCGGGCTTCGCCTACGACGACGACCGCGACGAGTGTGAAATGCACCGCGCCAATCTCGAGCGCCGTGACGCCATCCTCGCCAACGCCTACGCCGATGGGCGCCGCGCCGGGCAGTTGGGCCTCTCCCCCGCCGGACGGCCTGAGGACAACGAAGAGGCGCGCGAGTGGCTCAAGGGCTACCGCGCCGGGCTTGCCGATCGCAAGTCGAGGTCCGCGTGAAGCCCCGCTACACCGACCTGCACAAGTACCCGAACGGCTACACGCCTAGCCACGCCACGGACATTTCCGAGCGCGTGAGGAAACACCTTCGGGCAGTCCGCGAGCAGCAGAAGGCCAACGCCGAAGAAGCCAAGGAAAAGACCGTTCAACTGCCGAGGAAAGCGCATGGATGACGACTACGGCCCGGACTGGGCCCAGCAGCAGCAGGCAGAGCAGGAGCGCTGGCAGATGACGGTCGGCGCTCTCACCCGCTGCCTCAAGGCCGGCGCGAAAGAAGAAGACGTGATGGTTCTCGCCCGCGAGGCGGGCATCGACTGGAGGCAAGTGAAATGCAACTGACCGTTGAAAACGTCACCACCGCCAAGACCGGCAAGTCGCTGCGCGTGAAGGCCAACGGCGACTGGTACGGCGCGAAGAAGGATTCCGGCATCACCGCCGGCATGACCATCGACGCGGAGGTCGAGGACGGCGAGTACGGCAAGTGGATCAAGACCTACCGGGCAACCAATGCGGCGCCCAGTGCGGGATCTCCTCCGGCTGGGCGGCAACCCAGCACCGCGCCGGGCGCCGCTCCCGTATGGCTCCCCTTCGCGTCCAACACCGTGGCCCACGCCATCAGCGCCGGCCTGTGCCAGACGCCGGCCTCAGTCGAGGCATGGGCGCGTGCGGCGAAAGAGGCTTTCGAGGCCATCGCTTGACCCACGCCGCGGAATCGCTGCACTGGTACACCCGCGATGGCCGGCCCGCCTACGAGGTCGAGGCCGTCAAGGGCGGCATGCGTCCGACCACGCTGCGCGACGCCCGGAAGCTGGGCCTCGTCCCCAGCGTCACCAACATCATCCGCTGCGCCGCCGCCCCGGGCCTCGAGCGCTGGAAGCAGCAGCAGGTGCTCATGGCAGCGCTGACACTCCCCAAGATCGCCGGGGAGACCGAGGAAGGCTATCTCGAGCGGATCATGCGGGACAGCCAGGAGCAGGCCCGCAAGGCGGCAGACCGCGGCAGCGCCATCCACGCGGCGATTCAAGGCTCCTTCGAGGACGAGACACCCACCGAGGAAATGTGGCCCTACGTGAAGGGCGCCGTTGAGGTGCTGGCGGCCAACTGCGGGGATTACGCATGGCGGCCTGAGACTCCCTTTGCCCATGTCCTCGGCTTCGGCGGGAAGGTGGATCTGTCCTGCCGCGATTGGGTCGTGGACTTCAAGACGAAGGAGTTCGGGCCCAAGGAAGTCGCCACGCTGAAAACGTGGGAAGAGCAGGAGATGCAGCTTGCCGCCTATCGCCGCGGCCTCCGCCTCGAGACGGCCCGATGCGCGATCGTGTACGTGTCCGCAACACACCCGGGCCTCGCAAGGTTCATTGAGATCGACGAAGCGGACCTGGTCAAGGGCTGGAAGTGCTTCTACTCCCTGCTCCACTACTGGCAGGCCAAGACCGGCTACACGTCGGCGTTCCAGCGGGAGCCCGTCGCGGCGTGAAGATCATCCCGCCAAGCATGACTTTCGAGCAGGCGGTGCGCGCTGGATACACCGGCCGCATCGAGCTCCGGCCGTACCTCGACTGGCTCAAGACGCTGCCATGCGACACATGCGGGGCGCCGGCGCCGTCCGATCCTTCGCACGTCAACAGCTTCAAGGGCCAGGGCACCAAGTCCCCTGACCCGCTGGCAATACCGGAATGCAGGGTGTGCCACGAAAACTACGAGCGCGGCCCCGCATACCAGGAAAACCGACTGCAGCGCGCGGCGATGTACCTCCTCCGCGCCATCTGGGAAGGAAAGCTTTCATGGAAAGGCTGAGCGAGAAAGAGCAGAAGGCGATCGACGCATTCATGCGCTCCGTCGAGGACGTCGAGCTTCACGACCCCACGGCGCCGGAACTCACCGCGGAGGAGGAGATGGCGTGCCGCGGCAAGAGGCGCGAGCTCCTCGCCGTCTAGGTAGACGGAATGTTCCTTTTTCAATGACTTACAACCACGAAGGGAGCAACAAATGATTCCCAAGCATGGAAGGATTCACCCCCTCAAGCAACGCGGGCGTCCGAACGCCCATCTCACCCCGATTCAGGACTTCATCACGAAGGGCATCGCTGACGCGCGGGAGAGTATCGTTCTACAACCTCAAGCCTGCGACGTGAAAGGCGCGAAGCGGCACAACCCGCAGCAGTGCGTCATCGCCAAGGCGCTGCACCGCGTCTACAAGCCACAGGCCGTCGCCGTTGGCCGCTCGATGGCGTTTGCCGTGTTCAACGGACTCGCCGTTCGCTTCCGCATGCCGCCTTCGGCGCAAAAGCTGGTGCAGGAGTTTGACCAGCGCGGAAGGGCGCGCAATGCCCCTATCGAACTGAGCCCCGTATCGCCTGCATGGAGGCTTGGCAACCCCGGTCGTAAACCTGCAGGCAAGAAGCGCGGCGAGTACCGACAGCGGACGCGCAAGATCGGCGTGCGCGCAGTAGGCGGTGGCATCACGGCGTAGAAACGCCACGCACCCATACACAGCGAGGAACCCAATGTTCGTAGAGCACAAGGAAGCAGGCGAAGTCACCGAGGCCCCGGCCAAGGTGCTCAAGCTGTCCGAGGCCATCCGGGTTGGCTGCCAGATCAGGAAGCGGCAATGCAGGCTGGCCTTCTTCCGCGAGGGCGCGGGTTACGAGCGGTCCTCCTGCGCGCTAGGAGCGGCTTGGGAAGGATGGGGCGGCAGCGAAGAGGACACCCCCGCCACGGACACCGACGATGCGCCGAAAGCCTTTGGCGTGCCTCGGCACGTCCTCATGCGAATCACCTACATGAACGACTTCCAAAACTACAGCCGCGAGCAGATCGCCGACTGGCTGGAAGCGCAGGGTTACTAGCATGCCCTTCGGTCAGAACGACCACCAGGAGGATTTTCGTCTCCCCGGCTATCCACATTGCCCGTCCTGCGGCGGCGAGCTTGAAGTCGCGCACCGTGCCGGCGACGGCTACGCCCCCGAGTGCTCCTACAAGTTCTGCCTGGACTGCGGATGGCAGGGGGAGCCGGAATGAGCCACACGCCGGGACCGTGGCTCCAAAGCAGCACCGTACTCGTCTGCGATCAGGAGGCCCGCGTCATAGCCAACTGCACGCCACTGGTGGACGTGCCTGCGCTGGCCATGCCAATGCAGCACGTCGATGCGAATGCCCGCCTGATCGCCGCCGCGCCTGATCTGCTGGCTGCGCTGGACAACATCCTCTCGCGCCACGTCGAGGAAGAGTTCATCCCGACCGAGTATTGGGACGCGGCGAAGGAAGCCATCGCCAAGGCAAAAGGACTCGCCGAGTGACTGAGCACGTCCATAGCCTCGAAGCCTTCCTCGCCGGCAACTGCGAGGCCACGAGGGCGAAGTACTCCGACGAGCTGGCGAACGCCTCGCCGGCATGGCGCAAGGCTCTGGACGAGCGCTACGCCGAGAGTCTTGTCCACTTCGGAATGCTGGAGCGGATGGTCAGGCACATCACGCGCAACGGCAAGGTGCGCGGCTCTCGCGTCTGGTTTAGGAAGCCGCCGAAAAACTCAAACGTATGGGTAGAAAAATGACCAAAAGCAAACTCCCTCGCGCGAGCACGGAAACGGCGAAGGACAAGGCCGAGCGCCACGTCATCCGCTGCGCTATGGGCATCGTGAACTCGGAAGGGTGGGCCTTCGGGCTGGACAACAAGGTTCACTTCCCCGGCTCAATGCGCCGCTTGGAGTCGGCCATTGCGAGGCTCAAGGAAGCCCGCCGTGCTGCCAAGCCTCGCAGGACGAAATACACATGACGGTCGTCTCGGACAGCTACACGGCGAAGGACTTGATTCCGATCACCGGGTACATCCACGACCGCATCGGGCCGAACGGCAGGCAGCTTGTCGAAGGGTTCGCCTTCCAAGTGCCGGGGTTCGAGTTCTTCAAGACGTGGGTCACGCCGTCCCTGTGGCGCTTCGCTGAAGGCGATTGGGGCGTAAGCCATTGGGAAACCGGCTATTCAATCGGCCAGTACGAAGGCGTCGTCGGCAAGACGCCAGAGGAGGCGGCGACCAAGGCGGCAGAGTTCCTGAAGGCGAAGGGCGTCGAGCTTTGCCGCCAGAAACTTGAGGGGTACGGATTCAGTCCTTCGCCTACTGCCACAGTAAGCGAGGGCTCTTGACCGTCCGCGTCCTTCAAGGCGACTGCCGCGACGTGCTCAAGACCCTGCCTGACGAGTCCGTGCATTGCGTCGTCACGAGCCCGCCGTACTTCGGCCTGCGGGATTACGGCGTGGCCGGGCAGATCGGATTGGAGGACGGCCCGGATGCGTTCATTGCTGAACTCGTAGCGGTATTCGCGGAAGTGCGTCGTGTCCTGCGCGCTGACGGCACCGCCTGGGTGAACATGGGCGATAGCTACAACGCGCACCCCGGCCAGCGTAAGACGACGGACAAGGTCGGTGCAAAGCAGGAGACCAACGCAGGCAGCAATACCACCGGCAGCCGTAGCATTCCCGGCCTCAAGCCCAAGGATCTGATTGGCGTGCCTTGGATGCTGGCATTCGCCATGCGCGAGGCAGGCTGGTATCTGCGGCAGGACATCATCTGGTCGAAGCCTAACCCGATGCCGGAGTCGGTGCGCGACCGCTGCACGAAGGCTCACGAATACCTGTTCCTGCTTGCCAAGAGCGAGCGGTATTACTTCGATCAGGACGCCATTCTTGAGCCGGTAGCAGCGGCCACGGTCGAGCGCCTGTCCCAACCCACCATCGACCAGCAGGCCGGCTCAGATCGCGTTCCAGGCAAGACCAACGGCCCGATGAAGGCGGTAAGCCGTAGCGGCAACAAGTCGAAGAAGTGGGGCAACAACGAGTCCGCGATCCGGGCCGAAGGCGATGGCGAAGTAGAGACGCAGCGTGGCGTCCCTTGGGAAGGCAGCGAGCGGAATAAGCGCTCGGTCTGGACCGTCACCACGCAGCCCTTCAAGGAAGCGCACTTCGCCACGTTCCCGCCGGCGCTGATCGAGCCATGCATCCTGGCCGGGTGCCCTGTAGGCGGGACGGTGCTGGACCCGTTCGGCGGCGCCGGCACGACGGGCCTGGTGGCAGACCGACACCACCGCAACGCCATCCTGATCGAGCTCAACCCCGAGTATGCCGACATGGCCCGCCGCCGCATTACCGGCGACGCGCCTCTTTTTGCGGAGGTCGAATGACCGAGGAACGTTCTACTACCCCAAAAGGACGACCGGAGGCGCCGCATGTCCCGGCGGCGTTCATAAACGCCATTGCCGAGGAAGGCACCAAGGCCGAGGCGGTCGAATGGCTGCAAAAGACGTGGAACGAACTGTGCCGCGCCGAGAGCGAGATCAGGAAGGTGCGGGAAGACCTTGAGCGCGCGGTGAGCAACCACGCCGCCGACCTGTCCCTAGCACGGTCGGAGAGCACGACGACTCTGCGCGAGGCCATCGCTCGGCACGTCGAGAGCTACCGAGGCCAGATGCCCGACCAGGTGCTGGACGTAATAGCTGCCGACATCAGGAACTTTCCCCATGAGTGAGACGCGCCACGACGATAAGGAAAGGCCAGAACTGGAGCACCCGCTGCGCATGCTCAGGAACGCCACGATGCGCGTCGGCAGCTTCGGCAACATGAACATCGAGGTAGTACGCCGGGACGAAGCCGAGTCGATCCTGCGCGATGCGTTGCGGCCTGTCGTCGTTGCCGCGCTCGCCACGCCCGCCCCTGCCGCGCCCCTGTCTACCGCGCTCGGCCTTGCGGACGACATCGAGCGGTTCGTCAACAACGGAATGACCGTGCAGCTTGGCACGGAGCAGTGCCGCATGGTGATCGACGCGCTGCGGTCGTCGCGCTCTGCCGGTATGTCCATCCCCGACCCGATGGGCAACGAGTTGGTGGCCCGTCTACGGTTCTTGGTGCAGGAGCGCCGTCACGTCCAGCTTGGGGTGGTTGACGCCGACCTGATAGCTGCCGCCGACCTGATCGAGCGGCTGGAGAAGGAGCAGGCCGACAACAGCATGAGCGTGCTGGTGCCGCTGGACGAATACGAGCGGCTGAAAGCCTGCGCAGGGTCCGCAACCGTGGCGTCTACACAGGAGAAGGGTTAATGGCGAAGAAGCGCCTTCTCCTCCGGGACGTGGTGAAGAAACGCGGGCTAATCCACGGTCTGAGCCACTTCGTTTGCGGCGTGTGCGGTCGACATTTCGAGCGCGGCGGTGGCAAAGAGGGGTTCGTAAAGAGCGGCGCGAACAACCACGTTTCTCAGTGCAACCGCATCCTGCTCATGCTCGCCGGCTATGTGCGCGGCGAATACGTGACGGTCAAGAGGGGCAGGATGGTCAAGACCAACCTCAAGGGCATGTCGGAGTTGCGCGGGCAGGACGGCGACCACGAAGCGCTGCCCATCGACCTGACCGACCCGTATCACAAGAGCGAGGTCCGCTCGCTCAAGGCCGGATTGGCAAGACGACGTCGTGATGGCGATGTGATCGACGAGAGTCTGATCCTGCGCCGTGTAGACGGCCAGAACGACCGCAAATGAGATACGTCGAGGACTCGGAAGGGCGGCGCGTCGAAACCGGAGTCTGCGATTTGGAGGACAACGAGATCGTCGTATGGGACGCGGCAGGCTTTGGCGCTACTGATATCTTCATCGAGGCCGGGCACATGACCTGGCCGCAGGTTGATCTGCTGAAAGCCGCCATCGCGGAAGCCGAGAAGCGCTGGAGGAACATTCCTTCAGATAGACGGAATGTTCCCTAAGTGATCTATGGCTCGGTCTGCTCCGGTATCGAAGCCGCCACCGTCGCCTGGCACCCGCTGGGCTGGCGGGCCGCGTACTACGCCGAGATCGAGCCGTTCCCCTGCGCCTTGCTGAACGCCTATTACCCGACCGTGCCGAATCACGGCGACATGACCAAGTTCAAGGAGTGGCCCGATGCAACTCTCGATCTTCTCGTCGGAGGCACCCCTTGCCAGTCCTTCAGCGTCGCAGGACTCCGAAAGGGACTGGATGACCCGCGTGGCAACCTCACCCTCACCTATCTTGCCGTTGCTCACAAATATCGCCCCCGTTGGCTGGTTTGGGAGAACGTCCCCGGCGTCCTGTCAGATGGAACAGGGGCTTTTGGTGCCCTCCTCGGCGGGCTGGCAAAACTCGGGTATGGGTTCGCCTACCGAGTTCTTGACGCTCAGTATTTCCGAGTGGCCCAGCAACGCCGCCGTGTGTTCGTTGTCGGATGCGCTCGAGGTTGGCAACGTGCCGCCGCGGTACTTCTTGAGCGCTCGAGCCTGCGCGGGGATTCTGCGCCGAGCCGCGAAGCGGGGAAAACAGTTGCCGGAACGCTTGGCCCAAGCTCTAGCAGCGGTCGCAGCTACGGCTCAAGTCCAATCGACAAAAGCCTCATCGCCGCCCCCGACATCGCGCGCTGCATAGCCACGCGCGAGGGAAGCTCGCAGGACTACGAGACGACGACGATGGTGGCGCAGCCGGTGGCCCACGTTGACGTGATGCCGACGATGCTCAACGGCGCGAACACGCCGGCCGGCCACAACGCCAGGAGCGGACACAGCAAGGACAGCTACGTCGTTCCCGTCCATGCGTTCGACGCCAGACAGTCGGACGTGATCCAGTACGGCGATCGCACCGGGCCGCTGGATACCTGCGGCTTCACCATCGGCGTCCAGACCGCGATGGCAGTTCGCCGGCTCACGCCGCGCGAGTGCGAGCGCCTCCAAGGGTTCCCCGACGACTACACGCTCATTGAATACAAGCGCAAGCCGGCGAAGGACGGGCCGCGCTACAAGGCGCTCGGCAACAGCATGGCCGTGCCGGTGATGCGGTGGATCGGCGAGCGCATCCAGGCCGTAGACCAAATCAGGGAGGCAGCGTGAAAGCGGTAAGCCGTCCTTCCACACAGGCTAAGGAGTAGCTATGTACGGATCAGTTGACGCAATCATGGAAGTGGCCGAGGAACGGAGAAAGCTCGCCAAGGCGCTTAAGGATTTGCTGCGCTTGCTCGGCAAGCCCGACGAACAAGACGACCCGAAGCTGGCCCTTGCCATCGAACGGGCGCTGGAAGCGGTCAAGGGTTACTAACGCGAGTACGTAATGGAACGTTCATACCTCGACAAGTGCATGGCAGCGATGACCTACGAAGGCGGCAGATTCGGCCGCGCCTGGAGCATGGCCGTCGCCACCTACGCCTACACCCGCGCCCACGACGGCGACGTTATCAACGATTCCGGCGACACGATCAGCTTCAGCCGGTGGTACTGCTTCTGCTGCGCCGTCAGCCTGTGGTGGGAGTACGTGCGCAAGTGACCCGGCACAACTTCTACCAGCGGCGCACCAGGCTCCTCAACGAGCTACAGCAGGCGCACTTGGATTACATCTGGTACATGAACGAAACTGCGCCGATGAAGAAGCGGGCCGCGACGCTGGCGGCGAGGAGAATCATGGAGAGCAGCCGGGCGCTGTGGAAGTTGCAGAGCGGTCGGTCCACCATATCAGCGTGCGCAGGCAAATGAACAACGGGCGAATCGAGAGATTGGCGAGAACGCTGGTTAAGCCGGCCGTATCCATTCGGTGCGCACCAGCCGCCCACCACGAACAGCAGTGCGACATAGACGGTACAAGCAAATGAGCGATGCCCAAGAGATAGCCGACAGGATCACGCTGCAGAACGCCATCGAAAGGGTGCGCGACTACGTGAGCATCCGCGACGAGTACCCCATGCGCGAGCTTGGCGACGTGGTGCATGCCGTTCACCTGACCACGGATTGGGAGGCGGAAATCAGGCTGTCGGACCTACGCATGATCCTGGCCGCATGGGACAAACGCCACGATGGAGATAACGGCGAGGCCAAATGAACAACGACCTGTACCAAAAGCTGCTGGATTGCTCGTTGGCGTCAACGCTGGAGATTCAGCGCCTACGCGCAGCGCTTGAACCGTTCGCGGCGTGGGCCGACTCAATGCAAACGCTGAAGGACGGTGAGAAGGTATGCGGGATCGAGGTTCGCCACTTCCGCCGTGCCGCGCAACTTCTAAGTCCCTTGCAGTTACCTCAGACGCGCGAGGAATGCCTGTCTGAAAGCGACAACTGTCGCAAGAACAATCCAAACGTAACGCAGGTGTGCTGCTCGCTCTACTCGCAGTACGCCGCACAGGAACGACCGCAGAAGGGGGAATGATGGAGAGCTTCGCTGGACTTTTCTTTGTGGCGATGGCTGTGTTTCTCGGCCTGTCGGAGATAGCCGGGGCCATCCGCCGTATGAACATCAACGTGACCGTTGGGACCATCACCATCAAGGGCTACCACGATGAGTAGGGACGTTCCGACTCTGGAGACGGCTTACCGCCCATGAACGATCAATTCCACACCCGCGCCGACATGATCGCCGCGGGACTAACGCTGGATCAGCAGAACGATTTGCTGATGGAAAAACTGGCGCGGCTAAAGATGCAGCTTGAAGGTGCCAAAGCCCACGCAGCGGCCACCGGGGACTTCAGCGACAGGGACTGGTACAACCGCGCCAACTTCGCCTACCGCATGCTCGCCAAGGAGCACCAGCAATGCCTGCGCGAGATCGGGGAACGCAACCGGGCACGCCGTAGGGCCACTGGCGAGGAGTTTGAGCAGAAGTTCTTGGAGGTAGCTCGCCGCCGCCTGCACCCCGACGTGTTCCGCGACATCTTCGATGAGGCAAAGGCGGGATGATGGACCGTGCCCTGAAGCAGGCTGTTCCCTATTGGACTAGGTGGATCTTTGTGCTCAACCGGAATGTCACCTGGAGGCCATTCAACATCGCTGCGGCATCGAAGGACGCGACCTCAAAGCATGGCGTCAACTCATGAGAACCCTCACGAGCTCGCGCACGAGCGCAAGGAAGTTGGCTACAACGAGGGGATTGCAGACGACGTTCTTCAACTTACGGGTCATTTTTTGACCTCTTCTTCTTGTAACAACTTACCAACACTACCAGAACGTGAACGACGACACCTACCTGCGTCCGGATGAGCTAGAGCGCCTGACCGGCCGCAAGTACGGCAAGGCCCAGGCGAAGAAGCTGGCCGTCCTCGGCTGGACATTCGAGATGAGCGGCGACGGGAAGGTGCTAGTGCTGCGGGCCTACCACGACCAGCGTATGGGGCTGAAAAGCCCCGCAAAGCGGCGCCGACCTCGCCTCGACGGCCTGGCGGCATAATAGGCCGATGGGGAGGAGGCGCACTAAGACGCCAGCTTGGATGCCGCAGCGCTGCTATCCGCACCGCCGGCAGATCGTCTACAAGCCGATCCAAGGCAAGCCCATCCCCCTCGGGCCGATCGACGACCCAGCCGCTTGCCTTCGAAAGTACGGCGAGCTCGTAGGGGACTCTAGGAAGCGCCCACGGCTCATTGGCGACGTGCTGGACCGCTACCTGACGGACGTCCTACCAAGTCTTGCGCCGCGCACGCAGGAGGACTACCAGGCGTACATCGGCAAGCTGCGCAAGGGCTTCGGGCACATGCTGCCTGACGAGATCGACATCAACGACCTGTACGACTACCACGAAGCCCGAAACGCCCCGGTGCGCGCGAACCGGGAAATCAGCGTCTTCGGAAAGATCTACCGATACGCGATCAAGTGGCGCGCGGCCACCAGGAACCCGGTCAGCGGATTCATCTTCGCCGAGGAAAAGCCGCGCGATCGCGAGGTGTCAGGCTCCGAGCGCCGCCGCTTCGCCCGCCGGTGCTGCCCACCGTGGCTCCGCGGCTACCTTTCCTTGAAGCACCTCGCAGGCCGGCGGCAGGGCGAGCTCCTGAAGCTGACCCTATTCAGCGAACGGCACGACGGCATCTGCTTCATGATCCTCAAGAAGCGTCGCATGCGGCCCCTGGTTATCCGCTGGACGCCGCGGCTACGGATGGTCTGGGCATGGCTCAAGGCGTTGCCACGGCCCGCGCAGAGCACTGCAATCTTCCCTGCCACCAAGGGCAAGCGCCGCGGGCAAGCGCTGTCCACACGCGGTTTCAAGAGCGCCTGGCAGCGTTCGATGGCGAAGTGGGTAGCGCTCGGCGGCGCGCACTTCACCGAGCAGGATCTGCGCGCAGCGAGCGCCACAGCGGCCGAGACGGATGAACGCGCTCGAGAGCTCATGGACCACGAAAGCATCCGCACGACCAGGCGCGTCTACCGCCGCGGAGAGGCGAAAGTCCGGCCGCTGCGATGAAAATATTCACCAAGGCCGAAAATATTCACCAGAGGTAGGTGGGGTGACCGAGGGGATTCGAACCCCCAACAACCGGAATCACAATCCGGTCAACGAAGCACGCATAAGCGCCTGATTCTACGGCCTATGCGAAGCGCTGATCGGTGAATAAATGGCCGGTCAGGCGCTGGAAAAGTCCAACAAAATCAGTAACCGATGTGGCGATATTCACCGCTCGTTATACGCACCTCGGCTCATTCCTAGTATAGAAGCGCCGCCTCGGCCGCCCGGCGGATTACAAGCCCCGGCAGCACCTTACCGCCGCCCCTGACCCACCTTGCGAGCTCACGCTTCGCCCCCTCGACGTCGTCCTCATTGAGGCGCCGGCGCAGCGTGGATGCCTTCAGGTTGCCTAGCCCGAGGTTGTAGGCGAAGTCGGATATGGCGCAGAGGCCGTCCGAGGCCAGCCGCGGGCATAGGATCAGCGTCCCCTTGGCGAACTTGAGCGCGTCCTGCTCGAGCCGTTTGTCAGCGTATTCCTGCGTCCACGGCCTTCCCGGGAAGACGTCCAAGCCGGTGGACCCCCATCCGCACGTCCAGACCCCCGCCGGGCAAATGTAGGGGGTCAGCCGGCACCCCTCAAAGCGCCGGATCAGCGCGTAGAGCGTGGCTAGCTGATCGATCACTTCCCGCGTTTTGCGAGGGTGCGGTCGGCAATGTAGAACCCGAGGATCCCGGCGATGAGTTCCCTGTCCCAGTCGCCGGCCACGAACCCCTGCTGGTATAGCGCGAAGCACCACATCAGGAGCGCGATCGACGCCATGGCCGGGCGGATGGAGCCGTTCCAGGCGTCAACCCACTTGATGCCGAGCGGCTTCATTGCCGTCTTCATCGCCTCGACGAACGCCTCGGCCTCGGTCTTCTGGATGGCGAGGTCGCCCATGACCTGGACCTCCTTCACGTTCAGGTCGGACTGCAGTTTGAGCCGCTCCATGTCGCGCTGGTGGCGCTGCGCCTCGAGGTCGGACTGGAGCTTCATCCGGTCGAGTTCTTGTGCGTGGTCCTGCTTCTTGTTGAGCCACGCGGCGATCTCGCCCCAGATCATCCTGAAGGCGGACCCGCCGAGGAAAGAGAACAGGGCGGATAGGATCATGTGCTGTGGTCCCTGAAAGCGCGCCGCGGGATGGCCTGTAAGGGCGAACCCTCCTCATCCACGGAGAACACGAACTTCTCCATGCGGCCGTTCGACATCATTTCGAGCTCAATCCAGCAACTGGACCACTGCCGCCCACCCCACGTCAGGCGCGCGGCCTTGAGCTTCGCGTGGAAGGGCTGGTTGATGTGCCGCAGCACCTTCTCGTCCTTGCAGGCGTCCTGAAGGAGCACGAGAACGATTGGGCCGTTGTCCCCTTGGCCTTTGAAGGTGGGCGCTGCGTTCGCCCTTCCCGAATAGAGAACGATCGTGCCAACAATCAGCACGACGACCAAAGCCAGCGCTCCAGCTTCCCACCTGCTCATGAATCACCTCTGCTTCGTGCATAACGGATGTCGTTGATCCTCCACAGCGCCTCGCGCGAGACGTCGTGGAGTGCTGCCATCGCTTCCCAGATGCCTGACTCGCTGCCGCGGACCAAGGCCGCCTGCAGGCCCTCTTGGAGGGCCTTGACGCGGTCGCAGTGCTTGCGGATCTCTTCGTCGTTGACGATCACTTGCGCTTTCTCTTCCACTTCAAGAAATCCACGCCCTCGTCAGCGTTCCAGAACGGCTTGACCATGTCGGGGTGGTCGGTCGGCATCGTCGGGTCGATCACCGTAAGCACGCACGGCCCCAGCGTCTGGTCGCGGAAGCCTTTGTCGCGGGCGTATCGGTCGTAAATCTTGTAGCTCGCCACCTGGAAGCAATGGCAGGCGATGCCGCTCTCTGGATCTTTGATGATTCCGTAGCCGCTCTTGTGCTTGTGGCCGCAGATGGAGATGTGGTCGCGGACACCATGAAAGACGGCCTTCATCGGGCCATGCGCCGGATTCCACTGCGAACTGCCACCGAAGTCGTGGCGTGCGTTGATACGCACCACCGCGCCGTTCGGGAAGTTGAGCCCTAGCCTGACCTCGGATGACTGGTAGAGCGCGTTCTCCTGCCTCGCTATCCACTTCAGGGGGTCGCCGGCGCCGCTCCAGCCGTCGTGGTTGCCGCCGATCATGTAGAGCCAGCGCGTGTCCCTGATGAGCCATTCGGCCAGCTTCCACGCTTGCTTCGCCGAGGTGGACTGGTCCCCGTACAGCTTCGCTAGGCGCCCTACCCAGTTGTTCGTCGTGTCGCCTACGTTCGCCGCGAAGAGTCCCTCCACCGAGTTGCATAGGCGCTTGTGGTGCTCGAGGGCCTCGATGTCCGTGCCGTCGTCGTCCACGTGGGGATCGCCGAAGTGCAGGATGCCGATCGGCCCGGGCACCTTGATCTTGATCGGGATGAGCTTGCGCGCCTCTTCGTGCTGCCTCTTCTTCGCGAACTGCTTTTTCCGGTGAGCGACAAGTACGTCGATGT